ATCCATAACTAAATACTAATACAAATAACAAAAATAATTTTCTCATACTAAAATATTAAATAATTAAACCCAAATTTGAACTCCTGTATAGGCTTTTCCCAGTATTCTAAATAAGTACCCTCCACAAATACACCTAAATTTTTTGTAATTCTCCATCCTGCTACTAATCCAAAGTCAACATCAGTAGGAGTACCTTGATAATCATAAGAATAATCATCTAATCCATAATGAAAAGGCATTACATTTAACCATCCATGAATCCAATACTTATCGCTATAGTAATAATAAGCTGTTCCAATAGCTATAGAAAGCTCAGAAACGCTGCCTAAAGCGTTTAATTGGTCTTGGTTATACTGACCTATAGCTGAACCAAAATAATGCTTAAAAAACTCATCATTTGAAGTGGCTATTAATTCTCCATTATTAAACCAATGCCACCCACCCTGAACAAATTGAGTAGAATATCCAAAATCTTCTGCTAATTCCTGAAAAGCACTTTCTCCACTTACCCAAAAATCCTCAATTGGAGATATACCATAAACAGGATGATTTCTTCCAACTGCTCCAATAGTAAAATCAAAAGAACCTTTATTTATTCTAAATCTTGTATCAAAAGATATGTACTCTAAGTTTCTTCTTTCATCATTTTTAGCTTGTATTTTAGTAACATAGCTATTTCCTAAGTACCTAATCCAAAAATCTCTATTATTGTACGTTTCACTACGATTACGAATAAAAGAATAATTAAACAAATACTCCCAGCCCCTATTATTACCAATGGTAGTATTATCAGCAACGCTTTTTTCATTCCCATAATACCAAGTCGTAAGTTTCTGTTCATAATTGAAACGAGCAATTTTACGGATTCCGATTGTGAAGTTGTAATCATAAGGATTTATTTGAGTTGTTTCTTCATAGCCTTTATTTATTGCTATATAATCTTGATTTTCAATCATGCTTGTATTAATACTCCCTGAAGAATATATAGTAGCATATTTAAAGAATTGAGCTTTGCAAGTTCCTAGTCCTAGAATAAAAACTATTAATAAGAAATATATATGTTTTTCGTTCATCTTCATTATAATACTTTTGTATAAGCATAGGTTACATAAACATCAGCAGTCCAACCACCATTAAAAGCTCCACTAGACCACATTACAAAAGGTTTATTTAATGTACTTGCAGCTAAAGTACCTTTAGCGCCTGGATAACCAGTCAAAGAATAGGTGGTATCAGTTGAAAGATTATTCATAAACGCCCTTTGAGCAAAATAATATTCATTATTACTTGAGGAATCATAGCCTACATACAAATATTTATTAGCTGTTTCATTAGGGGAGTTATGCGTACATAATATGGTTACATTATATACAGTAATCATATAACCACTTAAAGCTCCTACTAAAGTTTTAGGCGAACTATCTAAAGCCTGAGCTTCTGCATTACTAACAGAAATTTTATCTGTTTGCATTAAGTATTTAAAGTCCATCTTTTTTGAAGTACCAGCCGAGCTACCTGTGGTATCGTTTACATCCACCACCATTAATAAATCGCCACTACCGACCTGTTCTGTCAGGGCTGTTTTGTCTGTTAGTCTTTGATTTGGCATAATTATCTAAATATTTTTTTAGTTTTTGTTCGTTATTTTTCCTTTGTTTTTCCTTTTGTTTTGTAAGCATAATTTTAGCAACATATAGTTATATCTGCTCCTTGTAAAAAGGATTTAGTTTTATTACTCATTGGAGCTACATCAAGATTTAATCCTGCGTAGTAGTTCTGAGAAGTAGGAGTTAAATCTGCTCCTGAATTTGAGCTGTACTCAGGAAAGCTGTTTGTATTATTTCTTATGTAGTCTATCAGCCTTTCTCTGTAGAACTCAGCTTGGTCTATACTGGCATTAATTAAAGGCTTTAAATCGCTATGAGAAACGCTAGAACCTTGCTCACTTGACATTGTTACTACAGAATTATTTACCATTCTAAGCCTAAGGAATGGAAGTACAGTAGCGAATGAATATTGGACAAGGCTTGGTTGAACGTAAGTTTGTAAAAGCGTTAAATACGCCCCTGATAAACTGCTACCTTGTATATCAGATATTAATTTATTAGTTAAATCAGTACCCAGCACAGGTAGTATATATCTATCTTGTGCCATTAGTATATATGGAAGTAGTAAATTGTCATCTACGCTTCCACCGAGAGCTGAATCTTTTTTCAGTCTGTTTGTACTTATAAAAAGTGTATGTTGTATAGCCATATTTTAATTTATTTTACTCCTGGATAATGTCCGTTATCTGGCATGTTATACGGAGCTATTTTACTTTCTTCTAATCCTTTTGGTCTTCTTTTATATCTTGTTGGAATTCTATCTACTTTTTTATAATCTTCATCCAAACTTTGACCAGTTTTTAATTCAGTTCCCTCTTTTAGTCTATATAGTATCTCATTCCACTTATGGCGACAATAAACTCCTCCTTTAAATTTGAATAAATCGTAAGGTTTTTTATTATGTCCTAATTGCCTATTTACTCCTTTTTTACTAGCTATATCTATATCTTCAATTCTATAAACAAACCCCCCTCTACTTAATCGCATCATATTTTCACAAAATGTTCTAGACTTACCTCCTGAGCCTTTTGTTGTTCCTACAGCATACTTAAATCTTACTCTATAATAAGATTTATCTAAATAACTGAATTTATCTTCATTACTTTTAATTTCATCAGCAGCAAAATCTTCTCTCTTTTGTATAAATCTATCCGCCCATTTTTCATAATCATCTCCTGTACCTTGCTCTCTTTCATCTACAACTTCCCATTCTTCCTCATTTATTTGTTCCCCCTCTAAATTGTTTAATAAAATATCAAATTCATCATTAGATAATTCAGTAAATTCTTTTTTTATTTCATCTCCTGTATCTATTCCCTCTTTCTCTTGCTCATCTTCATCAATTTTAGCCACATTTTCTATGTCTATGAAATCAGCAGGTTTAAGCGATTTAAAATACAAATCAAGGTTTATGCCACAAATATTAAAAATAGGCTGTAAGCCCCCTAAAAGCGTGTTTTGAAAGGGTTTAATGACTGTATTATTAAATAAAGAATAGCTATCTCTCAATTCATCAGCATTGTTTCCAAATCCACCTCCATCTCCTCTTACTCCGAATAAGAGTGGGCTTGTAACACGATGTCCTGTTAAGACTTTGCTTGTAGTTTCCGTAGATAAAAATTGATAACTATCAGAATTATCATTAGCATTTATAGGGATTATTTCAGGAGCAGTATCTTTCCCATCATTGAAAGTGATTAATATCTTCCCAGCGTTGCCACTTCCTCCGAATTTAGAATTTATCTGTCTTTCAATAGTTTTTCTCTCCTCTCTTGTTGGTACTCCATTCGCAAAATTTACAGCCATGCTAGGAAACATTCCAGACTTGATATTACTGAGATGAAACTGTGCGATTTCCATATCTAATTGAATATAAGAAGTAGAACCTTGATAGTCAGGAAGTGAATAATAATAACTTCCAGGAGAATAATCTTTGATACATAATACTTGACTTGCACTTGTTCTGTCCTTTTCATCAAACGCTTTATATACTCTTGGTTTGTGCTTTCTCAAGTTAGTCCAATCTGCTGAATAATAGTAATCATTTACACTACCATAACTATCAGTCTTTCCACTTCTTATATATTGAGCTGGGATATGGTACATTTCCACAATCTTAGTTCTAGGCTTGTTCCATATCGTATTAACATAACACATACCGAACAGCTTTAAATCAAACGACAAGCACTTTAAAAGGTCTTTTTGTGAATGTCCTAATAATGAGGTTAGCCTTAGCCATTGTTCCTTATGCTCATCACTATCTTCTCTATCAGTAGCATCTAAACCCTCTCCATAAATCATGGCAGCAACACCTTTTATAATGGCGTTATTAATACTACTTCCATTGTATAACTCAAGCAGATATTGAGGGTACATGTTATCTGTACCAAATTGTATATAATCTTTATTATTTGTTTCAGTAACTTGAGGAAGATTGAACTCTGCTAAATGTATTACTGATATTTCTGTATTATTTTTCTTTTTCATATTTTAAACTTGCCATATTTGAGTTCCATATTGAGCATCTAATTCTTCATCAGCAGAGCTTGGCTCTCCAGTAGCTCCTGGAATAACATTATCAACATCATTATCAGTATATTCTGTATAGTAAGTAATGGGTAAATCTCCTTTATGTACATACGTTTCATCTACTGTTAAATTAACAACTATACTTGTTCCCTCTATTTTAGTTAAACCCTCTATTGCAAAAGTATTTGAATCAGCATAATATAAATCTATGTCGATTGTGTCCATATAAGGCATAACTGTTATACTTTGCTCTCTAAAACCTAGCACATCATACGTTCCTGCTATTCCAGTAGTTCCATATAAAAACGTGATTGCAAACTGCCAGTACCTAGAATTAGAGTTGTATGTAGGGTCAGGAGCATCGCCACTTCCACCATTTGGATAGCAAGAAACAAATCTTGTAATATTAGTTTTTCTTGCTCTACATAACGCTATCAAATTTTTAGTGTTTGCTATATCTACAAGACTAGATAAGTTTTCATAGAATACAACAGTACCCCCTAATACTGTAGGAGGCATAGTACCCTCAAGATTTAAATTATATACTGACATTATACCTTTTTAAATATTTTAGAATAATATTCTCTATATAACTGTTTTTCTTCTTCTTCACTATTAGCCTCTAAAAGTTTTTTGTCTAACTCTTTTCTTTGCTCCTCATCTATTGATATCCATTCAACCTTAGTTCCCATTAATCAGTATATTCATTATAAGATTCTGTTTCTATTTTTACTTTTTTCTTTTTTGGTTTTGCAACTTCCTGCTCAAAATAAGCGTTTCTTAATGTTTCGCTAATTTTTAGTATCTGCCTTTGTGTTAATTCATCTAAAGGATAGTTGACATTTGCAGGGCTTTTGCCTTGCCATTCTTTTTTTACTTTCCAAGCCATAGTATTAGTCTTTTAATAGTATATATAAATATAGATAATTCGTTTTCAAATGTAAGTTTTATAAAAAA